AACAAACGTGCGCGCGTTCGCATAATGCTCCGTTGGGTGTAGCGTGACGCACGCGCCGTATTCGTGCTCTATAATCAAAGGTTTAAGATTGTTGTGGTAGAATTGCGGATTGTCAATTTCGTAGACGTTACCGTTTTCAAGATGATGCGTCGCAACTATCCTTCCGCCATCTTCAACGCTTCCTCTAATGTTAACCCCTTCTCCTTCGCCACTTCCTGTATCGCCTCCGCGGTCTTCGGCCCCAACCGTTTCAGGCGTTCCTCGATTGACAATTTCTCCAGATCGTTCTTGTACATGCTGTACCTCTCTTTCTTGAATATACTTCGTTTTCTCTTTTGTTGCAACTGGTTTCTTTTCTTTTGGGGAACCGCCTTCACCACTACCACCGACAAGTCCGGGTCTGCCTGCATGACCGAAGTTTCCACTACCTTGTCCGCCGTCCGCTCTGCTTGTCTCGTTCTCTTTCACTGTCTCGACCGCATGAATAAGCGTATTCTCTAACTGCTCATCCATATCGTTGTATACTTTGTCAATGTCAAAAGTGTTCATCGACTTCCTCTTTCTATCACCTTCGATGATTTCCCTGAATTGTCAACAAGTGTCCACGACTTTACACTATTATCGGAACGCAACGCGTCGTATGTTTTTTCGACTTTCCCTTTCATACCGGCAACGTACCGCGATGGTACGAACCTGCCACCATTTTCAAATCGACTCCACGCTCTATTTACTGCTTCGTAGTTGGGTATCTTCACCGCAATAACGTGAACATCATATCCTCTATCAGAAAAATCCTTCGACAAGCGCGTCATTTTTTCCGTTCTCGCACCTGTCAGATCAAACATCATATTGTGCCGTTCGGCGATACCTCTATCTTTAACCAGACTTTCGGCGATTTCAGAGCTTTCATTATGATATGTACAGACGTTCCAATTTTCCGCGCCAAGTTTTGCTTTGATCGCATCAGCGTCAACGTGTACGAAATTATTGACACCTGTAATTTCTTTAGCAAGAGGCGCACCGACCGAAGTTTTACCAGAACCGGGTTGACCGATAAGAAAGACCGCTTGCGGTTGCTCTCCTGCTAACACGATACTATCTTTCGTCAACATCTCGCCAACTATTTTCTCATGTAAATCTTTGCGCTCTTGCGTGTATTCACCGTTGACCGTATTTTGCTCTTTCGACCAGTTATTAATATCGCCCGACTTTGTTTCTATTTTTGAAAGTCTCTCGACAACCTCTTTGTACTGTTCTGTCTGCGTTACTTCACTGACAAATCGCGCCGTATCTTCATCGGATTTTGCAGACGCGACACGACCCTTTTCTTTACTTACACTTCCACCACTACCACCAGTGGAAGTCCACCTTCCTCTTTCATCTCTTGCTTGATCTATGTCGAAGTCCACTCTGCTCGTCTCGTGCGGTCTCGGTTCAAACAATATACCATTATCGCCGTCATGCGGTTTATGGTGATCGTGCTCGTTCGTCAATATGTCAAGCGGCACGCCGCTGGGGAAAGCGTCGCAAGCGCCGTTTGCGTGGTCGTGTTTACACATAAGACACTGCGAAAAATCCGAGTCTGTCATTTGTCCAAAAAAGTCGCTCATGGTAGCAGCACTCCTTCGACAATCCAGTCTTTGTCTTTGACCAGCTTGATTTTCTGTATTAAAATTTTCGCGTTTCGATTCAAGGTCGCCTCACCTTCGCCTTTAATTCGTGAAATTGGGTCTACATAACCGATACCTTTTACTCCCTTACGTACCTTGATTTTTAATAATATTTTTTTATAGTCATTCGCTTTACTTTTGAAGTATTCCGCTTCACCTTTGCGAACTGACGTTGACTGAAAAATCGGTTGAACGAATATTTTGCCTTTTAGCAATGTTGGGTCTGATTGCAGAAAGTCAATACCGAAACCGCGCCAGACAACAACGTCTTTCGGTAGCGACGCGCGAGATAATGCTTTTTCCATTGTCGGTATCTGTTTCTTTATGAGTATTTCGTCCGCACCTGTTCCGCTAATATCCTTACCACGCGCCACCATATTAATAAATTTACTTGTGCTTGTAAAATCTTTAAGCGCGTTTACTTCATCACTCGACAAGCTCTGCCGCCATGCTTCTGTTTCGTCAATGAATGTTTTGAACTGCGTGGTCGCGTCGAGTACGTCTTGCGCTGCGGTGCCGGATGTTTTCATTTCTACAATATTACTATAGTCAAGGTAGTTGATTTCCTCGCGTGTCGCAGCAACCTCTTCGACCGATGGAGACAAGACGAGAGTTTGCGCTTCTTGCTGTACAATCTCCTCTGTCAACGACGGTTCCGGTTCCGGTTGTGGTTGTGGTTCGACCGGCGTTTCTTCGACCGTTGTTTCTTCCTCCTCTGTCGGAGCTTCCTCCTCTGTTACTTCTTCCGGAAAGATCGCTTCTGCCCAGCAGCGACATTGATAATCTTCGCCGGGTTGCATTTCGACACCATTGATTTCTGATCGCTGAAGCCAGTTGTCAGCGAGCGCGTCTTCAATACTGTCGGCATAAACTGTTGAATCATCCCAGCGACATATCTTTCCGTCAAGTACCGCGTGCGATTCACGTACTCGTTCGTCAAGCACCGTATGCCAGCGATACCATTTAACACCGATTCCTTCTTGACGAATACGAGTAAGCTCGCCGTTAAGTTTGCCGACCTGATCGCGTGCAATGAGACGGGCGCGCGTCTCGACCTTGTTGAAAACGCCGGGTCCTAAATCCGTTTCCGTCAATATCGCGTCTTTGATCGTGTTCACACGATCACCGCTGCGTATACCGCGCGTGATAGTCGTGGCAACGTCGTGATACGTATCCTCTGTCAATTTCGTTATGAGCGACGCACCCTCTTGTACAAAAGATTTCAGATGAGAGCCGAGGAAACTTTCGCGTCTGTAAACATCAACGCCGAGAACTTTGAGCAAGGTTTCCTGCCATTGCTTGTCATTCCAGTCGGAAGTCTTTTGTCCTATATCAAGCAAGCGCGCTTTTATCTTCTCTGAATGAGCAATATCGTTGAAACCGATACGCAAGGTTGTTAATAGGTTGTCAAGAGAGTCAGGCCACGCGTCCGTATGCGTCTCTGCGTCACGCTGCGCGATAACATGCGGTAGTCTGCCGAGTATCTCACCTGTCGCTTCACGAAGCGCGCTGACGATAGAGACAGCAAACGACCGATACAATATCTCGTATTGTCGCGGATATCGCCATATTGGAGACCTGCCAACCTTACGTATATTATGCAGGTTGCGCTTGACAAGCGCCTCTGTCAACTGGTGGTTCATTGTATGCTGTTATTCTTTGTAAACGTATGCTTGAATTCCGTCTTCAATATCGACACGCTCGTACTTGCTTTCCCATTCGTCAAGTTTTGCGATCTCCTCTTTTGTAAGAACGATAAGGTCGCCGACAACATTCGAGCCTTCTTCTCCTTTAACAATGGTTGGATATTTGTCAATCATTTCTCTTTTCCAACCTGTCAGCGTATACTTCTTTTCTTCTTTGTCGTGTCCGAGAATCTCGTGAATAGTTTTATTGCTTCGCGACGTCTGATAGACAAACAGAGAGACATCGCTCGCGTCATTTTTAGACGCCGCTTTCGGTTTATCTTTCGGCTGCGCTGCTTGCGGATTCTTACCGAAAAGCGTACCACGCTGCTGCTTATTCTCGTACCCTTTAATTGACGCTTGCGAACCTTTCTGCGCGAGCGCCAACGCTTGCGCTTGCTTGCTCGCTTCTTTCGTTTCTTTTTCCTCAACTGTCACCGATCCGGTGCCTTCTTTTATTCTGTTTTCTTCGTTCGGGTCGAGCGAGATTTTATGCTCCTCCGTCAACTCTGTCTCGTGCGTGTACGTATCACCACCGAAACGAGAGCCGGCGACCTCCTCTGGAAGCAAGACGCCCGCGTCAAGATATAGTTTATCGGTATCGGCCTGTATCTTGCGCTGTTCAACGATCTCTTTCTGCGTCGGTTGCCAGAGAGGATTGAATTGAACAAACCATTCCTCATCCAGCGGATTCCCCAACGACAAGTTGATATAATTGATAAGACGATTCAATTGCGGAAGCAGGTCTTCTTGCTGTATGCCGCTTACCTTGTCATAGTAGAACCGTATTTGACCAGATTCCGAATTCGACAAGCCGCCTTCCGTGCGACCCATAAAGAGAGAAACCGGATAACCTGACGCGGCGCAGAACGCTTCGATCACGCGGTCGGTAACTTCTCCCAATCCGGTGACTGTTGCGGATATTCGATTGTAAACTTCTTCTTTGTCAAGCAGCACCGTATTCATAACGTGCTTCGTCTGATCGACATAGTTCAAGCGTGTCTGCGCTTTCTTCGAGCCTTCTTTGGACGTAAGCATCTCTTGTAAATTATCTATTGTCATGGTGCCGATTATAAATTCATCGAGGATAGTTTCGAGATTGCCGTATGTTTCGCCAAGAGCGCGCAATCTGTCCCAAACCGCTTGCAAAATAGAATCGCCCCAACCTTGATTCTGAATTCTGATGAGGTCGGTCACGTCTTCACCCTCAAAACGCAAGACTCTTGAC